GGCAGCCCCGTTACCACATCATTCCATAGGAACCCTGTGGACACTGGAGTACTATTATTCGATAGTGAGACACTTGACTGGTCTTGGATGAAACTAAAGCTACCTCAACTTATTAGACAAACGGTTAGTCACCCGGATCAAATGATAAAGACTAACTATCATCACACCATATACGAGTTAGAAGGCGATGTTAGTGAGTTAGTAAAGGTAGACAAGGATAATGCTCTGTTGGACAAGAAATTAATAAAGAGACATAATGATTCTGCTTTAATTCTTACTGCAGAGATGACTCTAGAAGACGAGTTGTCGGAGTATCTACAGTTTATTATGGGACTAAATGAAAAGAAGGTAAAAGAGGTTTTAGGAGTATTTCATGATTATACTTAAAAAGTTAAAGTGGTCTAATTGTTTCTCTTATGGAGAGAATAATGAGTTAGACTTAGAAAAAGATTTAATCGTACAGTTAGTAGGTACCAATGGTACGGGCAAGAGTTCCATACCTTTATTGATTGAAGAGGCCTTGTTTAATAAGAACTCTAAAGGTATTAAGAAAGTGGACATTGTTAATAGAAACAACAATGAAAATGGGTACACCATATCCTTAGATTTCGAAGTAGATGACAGAGTTTATAATATAACGGTAGGAAGAAAGGCAAGTATTAAAGTGGTCTTAACTTGTGATGGAGAAGACATCTCCTCACATACTGCTACTAATACTTTCAAGTCTATTCAAAACGTAGTAGGAATGGACTTCAAAACCTTTAGTCAGTTAGTATACCAAAGTACTACTAGTTCTTTACAATTTCTAACTGCTACAGATACTAACAGAAAGAAATTCCTTATTGAGTTGTTGAACTTGGATAATTATCTTACGCTATTCGATAACTTCAAGACTGCACATAAAGAAGCAAGTAATGAAGTATCAGAAATTAGAGGTAGTATAGATACGATTAATTCTTGGGTATCTGCTAATCCAATAGTAAGCACTACTAAGCAGAAGTTGCTAGATGTTCCTAATGCCCCAGAAGATTTAATATCTAAAAGGGCTTTAGTACAGGAAAAGTATGATAACATTATAGATATTAATAATAAAATTAATATTAATAATCAATACAAAGAGCAATTATCTGAGTTAAGCTCTACGGAGTTAACAAAGGAAGTACACGCCCCAGAAGGGATTGCAGAATTTAATGAAGAGTTCACCTCTCTTAAAACTATTATAGCTCAAGCTAATACAGTTCTTAAAAAGATCGAGTCCTTAGGGGATTCCTGTCCTACCTGTCTTCAAGACATAGATACAGATAAGACAGCAGAGTTACTAGGGGAGCAGCAGGATATTGTATCAGTTAGCACTAAGAGGAAGAACGAAGTGCAGAATCTCGTCATTAACTTAAAAAAACAATTATTAGAATATAAAAATCATCAAACTACTGTTGAAAAATTTGAAAAACTTTCAAGCCTGGTTGATAGTAAATTACCTAGTAAAACTGAAGACAAAATCGAGCTTGAAGAGAAGATTACTAAATTCACAAAGGAAATTTCAGAAAAACAAATTGAGATTAGGGATATATCATCTCAAAATAACGAAATTACAAAAATTAATACAGAGTTAGATTATCTGGTTAAACAAGTAAAAGAATTTAAACTTAAGTTACTGTCTGAGGAGTCAAAACTTAAGAAAACCAATGATGTATATGCTAACCTGGAAGTACTAAAGAAAGCGTTTAGCACAAATGGTTTAGTAGCATATAAGATTGAAAACTTAGTTAAGGACTTAGAAGACTTAGTGAACCAATACTTATCTGAGTTATCAGACGGCAGATTCGGTTTAGAGTTTGTTATTACTAATGATAAGTTGAACGTAGTTATATCAGATGAGGGACTTGATATTGATATCCTTGCTTTAAGTAGTGGAGAATTAGCTCGAGTTAATACATCAACTTTATTGGCTATTAGAAAACTAATGAGTACGCTATCTAAGTCGAAAATTAATGTTCTGTTTCTAGATGAAGTGATTGGAGTTCTTGATGATGAAGGTAGGGAGAAGCTGATTGAAGTTCTTCTTAAAGAGCACGACCTCAATACTTTCCTCGTTAGCCATGGGTGGAGTCATCCATTACTAAGTAAGGTAAACGTTATTAAAGAGAAAAAGATATCGAGGTTAGAATGGCAGTAGCTAATAAGAGTAAGGCTAAAGGTACGAGGGCTGAAGCAGCGGTGTGTGTAGTCTTAAGGAAAGCTACAGGTTGGAACTGGGAAAGGGTCCCTTTATCTGGAGCTTTAGATGCTAAACACGGTCTTTCTGCCGACGTTTACATACCTAAGGAACTTATGAAGTATAGTGTAGAAGTTAAACACTATAAAGAGGACCACCTTACGAGTAAGTTACTAACCGGGAAAACACCTCAAATTGTGGAATGGTGGGAGCAGACTTTAAGAGAGCAGCGAGAAAATGAAGCAGACCACCCCTTACTAATATTTAAGTTTGATAGAAGTAAGTGGTTCTGTGCGTTTTTACAAGAACCCGTTAATGACTATAGGTACTTGTACTACTCAGAAGGATTTTATCTTGCTAAGTTAGATGATTGGCTTACTGATCGTTGTAAAGACGATTGGGTATGGAAAAGAAGTTAAGACGATAAAAACCCGCAATTAAGCGGGTTTTTTATTGTTTTACTTATTTACGCTGGGGGAGCCGCGACCTCAAAGGGTCCGTATCCTTCCGTCATATCTCTTAGAGCCTACCTATACGCGGTCCAGACATCTACGTCTGCTCAAAAACCAACCTAGCATAGTTATTACAAGACCCGCTAAAGTCAGAAAGATATCTGATATTTCCATTCATAATCCTTAATTATTTGTAACATTATTTCTAAATCAATCATCACAGTACAAATCTATAAGCAAATGAATCCTGTCTTCCTTTCCGTTATTAACCACAGAGTGTAGCCTTTGGTTGTTAAGTTCATAAGCACACCCTTCTTTCATATTTAGTTCCTCGCCACCACAGGTGAAAATAACGTCTTCATTTGTAACAAGAGGAACGTGTATTCTGTGAATAAGTTCAAGAGTTGGTCCGCTATCGTAATGCGGTGATATTAAACCGCCTGCTTTTAAACTAGGGAAAAAACACTTACTGATGACTGAACCAGGATACAAAGACATCAGTCTATCAATAACAGGAGTTAATACTTCCTCCCATTTTTCCCAAACATCAAAGGTTGTTGTTCCACTTGGATGATTACTCCTCAGAGTAGGACCATTAAACTTTAATATAATAGACTTAGTATCTTCAGCTACAGCAAACATATTCTGTCTCATTTCGTTATCACCCCAATCACTCTGAGTTGCTTCCAATATGGCTGACTTTAGGTCAGATATATCTATATCAGTAAGCAATACTTTAAAGTTTCCTTCAATATTCACGGCTGTTGGGAGAAAGTCTTGTCAAAAGTTTCCTTATAATCATCAGTAAGAAAAGCAGTAGAACCATCAAAACTGTCAGCTGAATAATTAGGAACATTATCTGGACTAATAATATCCTGTACACGATAACCGTCTCTGATTGGATGTATGCAATACCCTAAAGTATATTCACTTACTGCTCTCATAGAGTGCACCTTGTCTTTAGCAATAAACACCATCTGAGGGGCGGTAAACCTAGTAGTCTCACCATCAACAGTAATATCAACTTCACCAATAGCTAGTAAGTGTTGGTGGTCAAACTCGTGAGCGTGCCCTTCAATAACATCACCTTTATATGTCAACTCAAGTTGCATTACCCATACGTTTGAGACAATGCTCTTGTTAGCTTTCACTATAACGCTCCAGGTTGTTTAGGCATATTAGTCTGACAGCTAGTCATCGTATGCTCAAGTTCTTTAACGTCAGACATTATTGCTCTAACTACCCAAGCACTAATTAAAGATATAGTGCCTACAAGTCCTAGAATGAGAGCGAATACTATTTCTGATATTTCCATTGTTAATCCTTTAATATTTGTAACATTATATTATTAACATTATACGTCAGGCTTTCTAAGCTATGAACATTACTATTATCAGGATTTTCAAAGATGTTATCTGTGTCTTTATACTTACTTGATTCAACTGTGTCCATCCAAATTGTGTAGTCAGCTTTGATTATTTCCCTGCCTTGTTCAAGTGGGCAGATAAAATCAATAACAACATAATCACTATCTGATTCACTTGCAAGTTTACTCAGTCTTTCAGCCTGTCTAATCCTACCTGCTCTGCTAAAATCCCAATCAGAGAATCTATCTCTAACTTCATCGGCATTTAACCTCTCTGCGTTTAAGTTATCACCTAATTTATCGGCTAAGGTTGTCTTGCCTGAGCCTGATAAGCCCATAACTAGGATTTTAAAACTCATAACCGAACTTATCAAAGATAGCTTTATCTTGCTTGTAAACCATAGCTATCATCTCATCGTCATAGTAATCGTGATAATCAGTACGTTTATCTTCAACCCTAGCGTTAGGAGTATTTAAGATAACATCCTTCTGGTATTGTGACACCCCATCAAACTTATCAATGGTAGCAATTAAGTCTTCTCTTAGATTCTCAACACGCATAACGTGAACATCATCAGTATTACCATCTTTGTTAGCATTCATCCTATTCCAATACCAAGAGTAAAAACCCATATCATCAGGGTAGCCCTCAAAGTCTTTAGTTGTAAACATAGGGCCATAATCTGCTAACCAATCGTGACTTAGAAGTTCTGAATACTTACTAGATTGCTTGAGGTTCAATAAATCCATAAGTGTGCTTTTAAAGTCACCTGATGGTTTAATGAGATAATTTCTGTATCTCAACGAATGATAATAAAATGACACATACCAATCAAAAGGATTTCTTACAGAGGTAACAAAGTTAGTCTCATAGCTTACCCTGTTCCTAGGTAGATGATAAGTCACTTCTTTACAGTTAATAATATCTAAAAGCGTTTCATTTACAAATGTTCCTCCACACTTTAAAGGGTGAACATAGGTAAAGTTCTTTGCCTTTATCATATGTACTTAATTATAAAGAACCAGGTTTAACAGGATAAGAAGGATACTTGACAGGCTCATAACCATCAGGCAAATCTCTTAATTCTTGTCTATATAAAACCCACGCAGCTTGGTCAGAACCTTTATAGTCAGACAGCATTCTCCAATCTGTAATTTCCAACAGGTTGTCTCGTTTCCTTCTTAGTTCTTCAAAACCGACAAGACTATTCAGCTCATAATCCC